GTTTTATCACCATTTTTGTCTTCAATTCGGTAATAAAAATAGTCAGTAGGTTTTGGTTGAGGTTGTGGTTGAGGTTGTGGTTGAGGTTGTTGTTGTTGTGGTCGTGGTTGAGGATATTGGTATTGTTGTGGTTGAAAATATAGTGGTTGTCGTTGAGGTTGAGGTTGAGGATTAAACCAATTTGCAAATGAAAACATGGTTGTATATTGTATAATGCACGTACAATGGAATTATATAACATGTATATAATATAGTTTGCCTAAATGTGCTCCGTGTTCCAAATGGTGTTGCACACGGCGCACAAATAAATGTATTTCAGCTGGATGTCGTCGTAACGCAGGTAAATGACTTCGCGAGGGACGGCGTCGTCCGCGTTTGAAACAGCCGCTCCGCTTGTTGCTTCTTCTTCCGCAGATGTGCCCACAATGGCAGACCGATCGGCGTACTGCGTGGGATTGTGGTTCCGGTTGCACGGGCACTCCGAATTGGGACACAGAATAGTGCTGATTCGCGGCAACGTGGGGTCCAGCTTGGTGTATTTGTTCACCATGTTGACGTGACTGCCCCCCTTTTGTTGAAGCGACGTGTGCGAAACCACCACATTGTCAATTGTGACGGCATTGTCTTCGTTGCCGCAGTTTCGGCAGTAATACACAATTTCATTGGTCTCGGTGAGACGAATGTAGTACATGTTGCCACAGCTGGAACAGAAATGCATGTTTTGAACGGAGGTTGAATTGAATTGAATTGCGTTGCGTTACTACATGAATTACGGCAATATTGTTTAATTCAATTTTTGCCCTTTTTAAGATTAAATACGCGTATATATGTGCGTATATGTGTGCGTATATGTGCATGTGTGTGTGCATCCATCAATCCATTGAAGAAGGGGAAGAGGAAGAGGAAGAGGAGGAGGAAAGAGAGAGGCGCTGCACGCACTCCTGAAACGCGCGCATCACCGACGCGTAATTCACCGTCGCGGTGAGTTGGTACACGTGCGTGGTCCGCAACACCACGGGGTGCGGGTGCTGCGCCAGCAAGCCGGTCAAGCGTTCTAAATGCTGCGGATGCGTTTGGCGGAATTCGGCGCACATGTGCTCGTAAAAGTAGTCGTGGAACTCAATGTCCGCAATGGTGCTTCGGAACGCGTCCGCCGACCCCAACAAGCGCAGCATGCAAAACTCGTAATTTTTAAACTGAATGATGCGGTGGTACGCCTCGTAATCCGGATTCTTCTCGGTGATGCCGGGCTCGTTCAGCAACGGCTTGTTGTCCAAGAGCGACATGAGGGTCAGCAGCACGGACTGAATGGTCTGGCACCCGCTCCACTGCTCGCCGCGCCACGTGTTCAAAATACTCACGCACACCTTTCGCGTTTTGTAGTAATTGGGATGCATGCGCGTCTCCCCGTCGTTCGTTAAAAATTCAACCACCGGAGGCGAATGCGGGTAATCCATCGGAAATTTGAATTTGAAAAAATAGTAACCGCCGCTGTACAACGAATCCGCCGGTCCCACAATCAATGCGTACCCAAGCAGCATGTTGGTTTCGCTGTGTCGGTAGTAAACGCCCGGCACCGTGCACGTCATCATGTCGCGCACGTCCCTCAACAACCGCACCGTCGTTTCTTTGCTCACACCACCCTGCATTTCGGAATGCATGGCATTACGCGTTTATGTTTATGTCCATTTTATTAATCATTCTATTTTGATAAAACGAGCTGCCCCGTTTTTTCGGGATACTACTTTTTTTATAACATTAAGCAAAAAATTGAAATAAAAAATGTGCACGGATTATATCCACCAGAACACGGACCACAATCCAATCCATCTCCTCAACAACAGCAACATCAATGGCGTCATCAACGAAAACAACCAAACCAGGCGCGCCGTTTGATGCGTTCATGAAGCAGCGGTATTCTAAAAAGGGGGAGCAACACACTCACACGCGAATTGGAAGCGAGAAACTGGGCATTCACGGAGGGGCGTACACCATTGCGCAGGACGACATCGGCGAATTTTACAGGAAGTACACGGACCATGTTTTCATTCAAGGGCGTCAGGAGTTTTTGACAGAGAAACAACTGCTGGACAACGGGCCGGGATTGATTGACCTGGACGAGCGCTACGACCCGTCGGTGGAAACCCGCCAGCACACGAAGGAACACGTGTCCAATGTAGTGGAAATGGTCATTGACCAGTTGTCAGATTTGGTGAACCTCACACCCGGCACGTTGTTGCCCATCTTCGTGTTTGAAAAACCCGATGTGAATTTACTGGAAGACACGACAAAGGACGGCCTTCACATCCTCATCGGCATGAAGATGGACCGGGCGCTGCAAATCATGTTGCGGAAACGCATGCTCGCCCAGATGCCGACCATTTGGGGCGATTTGCCGCTCACGAATTCGTGGGACGAAGTGCTGGACGAAGGCATTGTGCGCGGAACCACGAATTGGCAGCTGTATGGATCGCGGAAACCGGGACACCAAGCCTATGTGCTGAAGTATTGGTACGTCATGAATCTGGACGAGGACTGCACGTTGGGGTTTCATGAACGCAGCGTGGCCATATTTGACGTGCGCGTGAACTTCCAGCTTCTTACCGCGCAATATGCCTATCACGCCGGGTTTGAAATCGCGGATGCCGTGAAGGCCGAACACGCCGCAATCAAACAAACCATTGGCGTGCCCAAACAGCGGCGGTTGAAGGCCGCAACTGGTGCTGGTGCTGGTGCTGGTGCTGGTGCTGGTGCTGGTGCTGGTGCTGGTGCTGGTGCTGGTGGCGCAGACGCTGAAAAAAAGATCATCTTTCAACCACAGCACGTGGAAATCATTCAACTGTCGGACATCGTGGATGCGGAACGGCTGAACGCGGCGATTGACCAGCTGTATTCGTCCATGGAGCAAAAAGCATACGAGTTGCGCGAAACGCACGAGTACACCATGTGCTTGCCTGCCGCGTATTACGACTATGAACCCAAATGGATCCGCGTGGGTTGGGCGCTGCGCAACACGAGTCCGCACCTCTTCCTCTCGTGGATTGCGTTCAGTGCCAAGTCCACCAAATTCTCGTACAACATGATCATCGACTTCTACGACAAGTGGCAACAGTTCGGCATGAACACGCCGGCGGACGGGCGCTGCCTGACCAAGCGCTCCATCATGTTCTGGGCCAAGACCGACGCGCGCGAGGCATACGACGACATCCGCCGCAAAACGAACGAGTACTACATGGAGGAGACACTGAAAACGAAGGAAGCCACCGACGTGGACTTGGCACACGTGGTCTACAACTACGCCAAGGACAAGTTCGTGTGCGTGAGCATCAAGACCAACGGGTGGTACTCGTTCAACGGAACCCGCTGGGAAGAATGCGACTCCGGCAATGCGCTGCGCCTGATGATTTCCAAGGACATCTACAACATGTATCATGCCAAGCAAATTGAAAACACGACGCTCATGAATCAGGAAGACCCCGGCAGCGACGGCTGGAAAGACAAAAGCATGCGCGCCGAGAAATTCACGGAGATTTGCATGCGACTGAAAACCACCACGTTCAAAAACAACATCATGAAGGAAGCCCGCGAACTGTTTTACGACCGCAACTTTGTGGACACGCTGGACACCAACACGCACCTCATGTGCTACAGCAACGGCGTCATTGACTTCACAGAAAAACGCTTCCGCCGCGGCCAGCCAGATGACAACATCAGCAAGTGCACCAACATTGACTACGTCCCGCTTGACCGCGTCAAACACGCCGCCACCATTGCCGAAATTGACGACTTCATGGCGCAGCTGTTCCCCATTATGGAGTTGCGCGCTTACATGTGGGACCACTTGGCGTCGTGCTTGATCGGCGTGAACCGTGACCAGACGTTCCAGATTTACGTGGGCGCGGGCAGCAACGGCAAGTCCAAACTCACGGAACTCATGTCGCGCTGCTTCGGCGAGTACAAGGCCACCGTGCCCATCACGCTCATCACGAACAAACGCAACGGAATCGGCGGAACGTCGTCGGAAATTGCGCAGCTCATCGGCATCCGATACGCCGTGATGCAGGAGCCGTCCAAGGGCGACCAAATCAATGAGGGTGTGCTGAAGGAGGTGTCCGCCGGTGACCCGCTGCAGGGGCGCGCGCTCTACAAGGACATGATCACCTTTGTGCCGCAGTTCAAGCTCGTGGTGTGCACCAACACCATGTTTGAAATCAAGAGCAACGACGACGGCACGTGGCGCCGCATTCAAAAGGTGGACTTCATGTCCAAGTTCTGCGACAACCCGAACCCCGACGGCGATGTGGACAACCCGTACCAGTTCAAGATTGACCGCATGCTGGACGAGAAGCTGAAGCGCTGGGCACCCACATTTATGGCGATGCTTGTGGACCACGTGTTCAAGACG